AGTCTGCACGGGAGTCCTCGAGCATCTCCTGCGCTCGGTTGTGTAGTGCGTGCCACCTGCGCTCCCCGATCTCGATGTAGTCGTTGGCAGAGAGACACGAAAGCATGTGCCGTCCGATCGCTACCAGGCGGGCTTTTGGTTTGTTGGTTTCCATCGTGCGAGTTCCTTTCGTGTTTTGATAGTAACACGCACGAGATCACGCCTCAACGATGGCGATATGTTTTCGGCAAGCATGACAAATTGCAACGCATCCTTGCGATCCATTGCGCCCACCCATCGAGCGTGCTGCTTGCCTTGATAAAAAAACTCCACCCGCAAATCGTCAGGGTTCTCCTTGCGACCTGCGAATGGATTAAATTCTTCGCTCACGCCCAAACACTAGTCGTGACTGCGCTCGTGTATGCGGTCGCAGTTGATGCTATGGCATAGTTGCATGAGAAGGTTGCCTCGCCATCGACTGCCACTCCCAAAGTGACCGAGTCAATCAGCGCAAGGAATGCAATCGTGTTGCCGCCTTGTGCCGTGAGTGTCAGCGACACTGGTGATGTGGCAGAAGTTGACGCTATGCCAAGCAATGGCATCAGCGTGTCGTCGATCGATCCTGTCAATGAGCCAGTGACATCTTGGATGCCAATCGCTCGATTGCGTGTCGCACCTTGAAAGCCTGTGATGTCAGTCGTTGCTCGCGTGAAATTTGCTGTCCATGACTTGATGATTCCACCGATACAACCTGCCATTGCTACATTTCCTGCTACTCCGCTCATTCCTGCCATTGTGATGCTCCTTTAAGATTGTTTCGTTGCGAAAATTCTGTATGTCGTATCGATGACGATCGAGTCTACATTGATCGTAGGCACTCCCCGAGAAGTGCAGATCGATTCCACGGTCGAGTATGAGACATCCGATGGTGTCATGCTCGCCTTGTGCAGGAGCAGGAACAAGGCGGCCTCGGCTGCCATCGCCGTGACAACAGACGAGTCGGGCTTGAAGTAGAAGGTGAATGCACAGTCGAGCGTGTGCATCGACTGCGTTGCCGATGACATGAAGGTTGTCGTGTCCTCATTGCTGATCGCATATACGAGCAGCGGCATCGCCGAACCTTGCGGTCCTTCAAGTTGGTAGATCTTGCCTGCGACCAGTGCATAGACCGTGCCTGCAGTTGTGACTGCGGTCAACTTGTTGTAGATCGTCGTCAGGATGACTTGGCTCATTGGGCCGCCTTCATTGCTCGTCGTTTCATTCTCTTGATCGATCGATTCATCTGGTCGCTGATAGTTCCTGCAACGCTCGGACGAATAACCTCAAGCGATGGCGCAATGAATGGTCGAGCCTTCATGCGCTTTGTTCCGTATTCCAGCCACCGTGGAACTCGTGCGTCCTTGTTCACGCCTGCGACAAGTCCAGCAAGCACGATCGATGTCATGCCTGTGCCTGCAATGTATTGTGGCTTGGACTGCACCGAGTTTCGCAGCGTGCCTGTGTCAACTGCAGGAGGTTCACCTGCTGCGGATCGAGTGCGAAAAAAGCCTAGTTTCTTTGCGCCTCCGAAATATCCTGCGCCTGTTCCCATCTGACTCAATCTCACTCGCAGTTCCGTTTGTAGTTCAATCATCGCAATTTTTAAGCCACGCTCAATGCCCTCGATGTTCGCAGCCATGATGTCCGCAGCCGAAAAGTTGTGGCTTGCGCTCATGACTCGCCCTCGACCGCTGTCAGCGCAAGGATGAAATATGCCATCGTGTCAGGACCGCTTCGCATATCGGGTCGGCGGAATCCTTGGATCTCGTACATGATTAAATCCGCATCGACGAGTCGATAGCCAGTTGCCAAACTCGATCCGTCGACCGCATTAACATATGCGGTCAAACCTGTCGATGCACGGATCGAACCGTTCAGCATCGACTCGTTCGGCGTTGACGGCTGCAAGTACGCCGTGATCAGTACACCCGACGCTGTGTAGACCCTTGTGTATGCGCCACCTGCATCGACGCTTTCCGCTCGTGTGTAGATTTCAAGCGACCTGCCGAATTGAGCGATGAGACTGTCGACGCTCATCGGATCTCTTTCCAACTCCCGAGCATGTCCTCCATCATTGCTCGTGACGAATCCGCACTCGCCATCGAGTACGAGTAGTCGCCGAGCGACTCGCTCTGCAGCGATGTGTCGGACTTGCGAGACAAGTACATCGTGCCTGCGATGACCAAGCACGCTTGATGAATGTCATCGGGAGCAGTCGTATAGCCCGCGGAGTACTCGATCAGCGTCGATTGGAGCGCACTTGGATATCGTGCGTTGTGATGCGTCATCGGGAATGCGTCCTGACGAATCGTCACGATGCCGAGATAGGAGTCGTACACAAACTCGCTCGAGACATTGACACCTGTGAGCATCACGGTCGCCATCTTGATGTCTCCACCGGCTCGAGGATGGAGTTGTGCGCACCGCATCGCAGTCGTGACCGTTGCGCTGAATCCTGTGATTGCGTTGATGGCAGCGACAAGCGAGGTCGTGTCGGGATATGTTGCGAATGTCAGCGTGTTGGTCGTCGTCGTGCCTGCGCTGGTCGTGCGTGTCAGCGTGACACCAGGTGCGAGCGTGCCGTTTGAAACTGTGCCGAGTGGATCGGTGTTGATCGAGATTGTCAGTCTGATATCGCTTGACACGGTCGATGAGATCGTGAGCGCAGCGGCAAGTCCTGTGTATACGCCGACGACATTGTTGATCGGGTACTGCTTGACTCGCACGCTGCGGACATCGTTGCCGCCGTACCACTCGAAATAATTTCGCACGAGGATCTGTCGTCCGATCCACCGTTCGATCTTCGCTGTTGCGTGATCGATGTAGCCTTCGAGGATCGTATTGTCGGTTGAGAGCGTGATCCCGAGGTGCGATTTGAGTTGAGCGAGTGTCGAGAGTGCGTATAGTCCTACTGCCATAATTGATCCTATGCAGGCTTGACAATTTCGGGCGGTTGATCCTGCGGTCCGTTGCGCCATCCTTCACGACTCTTCACATACCACGGCTTGCCGCTGCGCAGATAGTTGTGCGTCGACTGGTGCAGCGATTGCAACTTCGGTCCAGGCCATGTTGCGACCGTCTCAATGTGACCGATGGAGACCTTCGGTGTCACGCCGATTTTCCAGTTCGCCTTCTGCGTTTGTTTCCAAAACCAAATATCGTCGTCGATCTTGTCGCCGCTCCAGTCGCCTTCGTCGTTCGGCATTGCGCAGAACCAAGGCTTGGGCAATTTGCGCAGCGAGTCCATGCGGATCAAGGTGCAACCAAAGTGCATCGAGGAAACTTCGAACCAGTCCTGTGTGAGATCGTGCGTTGTGAGTTTGCGTGGTATCCAATTTGTGGATGCAACGCAAAGCGGAGCGAGCCGCTCACGACCTGACTGCAGCGGAGCGAGCGCATCGAGCCCGTCACGCTCGGCGATCTCACGCATCGCCACAATGTCCTGCCAGTCAAAGAGCGAGTCGTAGTCGATCGTGAGAGCCCACTTGATGTCGGTCTCCTGTGCGAGCATCGAGAGGATGCGCTGCATACCCTGCCCGTAAAACACGCCTGACGAGTTCGTGATCGTGATGCCGAGTTGATTGGTGATCTTCTGGCAACAGAACATCGTGTCGGTCCATGTCAGTCTCGGCATAGTCATCACGCCTTTGATGTCGAGATATTTCGGCGGATTAACCATCGCCCCAACTGCAAGCGGCTTTCGACCTGCGAGGTTGAGCGAGATCGGGAGATCGCTGCAGTCGAGTGGTTCAGTGTGTTTCCACGGCATGATCTCGGTGATGCCGACCTGATTGAAAAGCAGGCGCAACTTTGGATCGTTCCAAAGCGTGTGATGCTGGTCGAATGTGTCGATCTGTCCGCCCATGATGTACATCTCCCACGGAAACGGCTTTCCACTTTGATCCTCCTGATCTCGATCGAGTTGCGCACGGCGAATGATCTCGTCGAAGTCGGGAACTGCGATGCGCAAGATTCCACCTGGTTGCAATTTGTCTACCCAGTGCTGCACGACCTCGAGCAGGTACGGACGCTCGATGTGCTCGAGCACATGGCTCGCACGGATCTCCTCGATTGATCCATCTGCGAAGGGAAGAAATGAGACATCGTTATTCGTGGACCAGTCCCACGGTGTATAGCCTTCGATCCGAGTTGTGCCGCATCCTAGGTCTAGTTTCATGCAAACCAACATACCACGCAAAAGACAACGGCTCGGAATCTTTCGACTCCGAGCCGTTGGGGATTGAAACTTGAAACTCGTATCAGGACGGATTGACGAAAACGCCAGCGTTTACGCCTGCAGCGGTGATTGACGCCTGCTCAGCTCTTGCGAGTGTTGCCGTTAAGCAAATTCCAGATGCGACACCGCCGTTTGTAATCAGAACGCGAAAGTATCGCTTCTTTCCACGAAGGTCGATGTTAAAAACACCAGCAGCCTTTTCGGTTGCTGCATTTGTTCCGCTTGTCAACGACGACAAAGTGTAATCCGTTCCAACAACGTAACCACTAACAGTTGCGAAGTTGGCTGTATTCGTGTCGTCAGATTGTTGAATTGTGAAAACAGTGATGTAGTCGTTGCTGTGAGTTGTTTTTGTAAGAACCAACTGCAACTCTTCAAATCCCTTGCAATCAACAGTATTGCTAATGGCAGTTCCAGCGGCACTAAATGTGCTTGGCGCAATCATAATACTCGATTTGATATTTTGTAAATTCATAGGCATAGTAATTTCCTTCTTTCTTTTGTGTGTGGATTAACTGGTTTTGAGAGTGATGATTGAACCTGCGTTCGATGCATCACCAACATTTGCGCAGACGAGATCCCAACGAGTTGTCGCACGATAGCAAAGCATATCGGTTTCGAAACTTGTCAGAGCAGAGTTACTGAAGTCGACTGCTGTCTGTCGACGATCACCAAAGTACACGGCTTGGCTCATGTCACCAAAGTGAAACATGATTTTCCCAGTTGCAGTTGAACTGTTCATTGCTTGCGTAAGAACCACTGGATATCCTGCGAATGAAAGTTGACCAGAGCCAGTCAACAAATCGACCGCATTGTTTCCACCTGACACATACGCAAGGCGCAAGAACAAAGCATTCCAGATTGACTTGTTGCAGAAGATCTTTGCGTTTGCGTTGTCTGCGTACTGTGGCAAGAGAGCAAATGCTCCCTGAATTTCAGCAAGCGTAATTGCGCCTGCAGTTGTTGCACCTGTAGTTACGCCTGCAGATCCGACTGCAGTTGCAAGTCCTGTGATGCCGCCATAGGTCGATGTTGCATCGCCGATGAATGCGCACTGATCTTCAAGTTTCGCCTGTGCGTAAGCCATTTCTCCAGCCAAGTCATCGGCAAAGTTGATGACGGCATCTTCGGAAAGTTCACTGCTGAACTTCGTTAGGACCATCGACTTCTTTGCAACAAGATTGATCTGGTCGAATGTTTCGTTTGTTTGGCTTGCAGTACCTGCTTCGCCAACGAACGATGCAGACAGATTCGTGGATCGTCGTGGCATGCGCTTGATGTCGGATGACATCGGCACAACTCGAGCGTGATTTCGGATGACTCCGAATTGTTCACGCAAAGTGATGATCGAGTTCTCGAACTCTTCAGGAACGAGGAATCCGCCTGCGAGGTTGTTGCCTTCGATGTTTGCGATCTTGGTGACGATGCCGTTGTCATTGCACCACTGCGCTGACTTCTTGTATCCGATACATGCAAGAGCCCACGAGCCGAAGCGGAACGCTTCGTCGTTGGTCTTGAAATTCTTGATTCGTGAGTAAACTTTATTTTCCACGGTGATTTCCTTTCGGGTTGTGATTGGGTGAGCGGCTGCCTTGTTGGAGAGTTCCAACTTGACTGCCTTGGCGACCTCGTCGGCGATCGTCTTCGCATCAGCAACTGGTGCTGCTTCGAGTTCGACTGCTGGATCTTCGGTTGCGCCTGTCGGCATGAGTTCGACTGAGTAGTCGATTGTGGATGGATCGAGCACATTGCCGTCCATGTCCGTGATGATCAGATCTTGCAGGACGAGAGCCTTGGAGGTCTCGTACTTCTTCGATCCGACTTGGTTTGCGAGAGCCTGCAAATTTTTTCGCAGAGTCTCAATGTTGCACATTTTCATGTGATGTCTCCTGATGAGGGGAATAAATGAATTGAACTACGCCGCAGTTCGAGTCACTCGTTCGACCTGTCAGGGTCACCGATCCGAATCACCTGTATGTTGAGACTATAGGCGGGTCAGCGAAACTGTCCACGCATCTTGCTGATCGCAACCTTCGCAGCGTCGGCAATGTCAGACTTGACATACGCAGGCATGACAATCTGCACACGGTGCATCGGCTTGGGTTCGACGACGACTGGCGCAAGTTTCACCAAGGGAACATTGCAGCCGAGAGCCTTGAGACTTGCGGTCGTCACGATGCCTTTGCTGACGGCGTTGATCAACGCTTCTTGGTTCGACGGGATCGAGACCACGGAGACTTCAAGTAGTTTCCACTTGCTGTAGACCTGCTTGACACCTGTGCCGTACTTGGTCGCATCTTCCTTGCTTGCCCTTCGCACGCCGCCATCGAGCGGCATGTAGCCGATCGAGACTCCCTTGAGTGCGCCAAATTTCATAAGTGCGCCAACTGTGTCAGGCAGCCACTCGCCCTCGTGTGTGTCGGGTCGAGGCGCAAGGACAAAGTCTGCATCGATTGAGGACTCGCCACGGCGCATCGTGACCATCTTGCCGATGGGCTTGTTGGGGTCGTGACTGTAGAGCAGCACGGGGTTCGCCTCGTACTCTTTGGAGTTCATTCCGCTCGGGATCACGACATCCTGATCACGGTCGATGGCGTGCGTTGTGATGATCGCAGTGAACTTTGTCAGTCCATCGCCGATCGCCTTGAATGTTGCGTTGCAGGTTTTTTGTAGGTTCATTCGTCTGGTCCTTCGTAGTCAATTACTGGTCAGATGCTACGCCAGCAGTGCGGGTGCAAGGGCGGGTGCAGGGGCGGGTTCGTCTTCTCCTTCGTAGTCAATCACTGGTAGCAAACTGCATCGGCAGTTGGGATGCAGGGGCGGTCCGCTCGTGTCATCAAAGTCTAGTGCCATAGTTGCGCCACTTGCAGCGGTGAGCGTTGCGCCTCGCTCGTAGAACGCATCATTCACGCCGACTGATTTCTCGCCGAACTCTTTTGCCGCGGCTTCGCAGAACTCGCAAGCGTACGGAGACACGAGCCATGTCTTGCCCTTCACAACTCCGCTCGCCTCCCACGCTGCATTCTGTCCATCGGTGTACGCACGAGCAGACTCTGTTCGTGCGATCGTCTGCGCACGGTTCTCGTCGAAGCCTGCTTCCTCGAGCAGCCCGATGACATCTGTGCCTGTCGCAGTCTCCTCGATGCCGATGCGGATGATGTTTGACACACGCTCGGCGAGTGTCTCACTGACTGATCGTGCCATGCGAATGGCTGCACGGTTGGTCGCTTGCACGACGAACTCGGAAGCCTTGCCAGAAAGAAGCCCGAGATCAAGAGATCCATCGGGCAGAAGGGATGCGCCTTGCGATAGTCCAGCCTCTGCGATTGTTTGTGCGTACGGCTTGGCTGTGTTTGCGAGATCGTCAATGAGTTTCTTCTGCGATGCCTTGAGTGCCGCCTGGACTTCTTCGAGTTGTCGCTGTGTCACCGTGTCGCCTGCACGAATGGATGCGGAGAGTTTGCGTGAGACTTCTTCGATCACCTTGTCGATGTCGGCTTGTATGCCTTCGGCGAATGCACGAACGGCTCGAGCCTCGGCCGCCTCAAATGTTTCGGTAATCCCATCTTTCACAATGACTTGCTTCTCTGCGGTGAAGTCGATCCACCAAAGCGGTGGCTTTGCTGATTTACACGTCTTACATGGGCAGGATTTTGCGTGGCTCATATGTGCGCTCAATAGGATGGATACCACTTTGCGGTCGTTGCGTCGTATGTCATTATCAGCGCACGAGAGACAACTGCAGTCGATGCGAGTGCGATGTTGCCTGCGGTGGTGGTCGTGAAGATGCCTGTGGGGATGATGGTGATCTGACCGCCTGTGGTTGAAATTCCAGTTGGAGCGGTGATGGTGACGACTGCGGTCGTGCCTGACACGAACACGATCGAAGTCGTCGGTGCGATCGTCGCTGCGCTTGCAATCGTTGGAGCGACTTGACCTGTTGAGTTGACTCCGAAAACCCGATTGCAAGTTGTTGACGATGTGCCGATGACCGTCGTGTTTGCGCCGATACCGATCGCTTGATATCCGATCACGACCGAGTTGGAATCGCTTTGCGTTCCTCGTGTGTCACGACCGAGATAGACCGAATTGTTTGCGGTCGTTAGTGCGGTTGTTCCATTCGCTTGAAAGCATCCCGCCTCACGACCTATCGCAGTATTCAGCGCACCTGACGTGATGTTTTGAAGTGCCCCAAGTCCAACGGCTGTGTTGTTGCTTGCGGTCGTGTTCTGAAGCGCACCGTAGCCCATCGCCGTGTTGTAATTGCCAACCGTATTTTGATTCAGAGATGCGTATCCGATTGAGCAATTTCCCGCACCAGTCGTGACAAGCGTTCCGACTGCATAGCCAAGAAAAGTATTCTGACTGCCACTTGTAATTCCACTTCCGCATCCCGACCCGATCGCCGTGTTATTTATTCCGCCTGTGATCGTCGCAGCAAGAGCATTTGCACCAACCGCCAAATTGGTAGTGTCCGCCAAAAGCCCTACGCCGATGCGCTGCGAGTTGATGTGCGAATCTTTTGCAATGCCAACGCCACCCGCGATGATGAGCGCACCTGTCGTCGAGGATGTCGATGCGGTCGTGTTCGTGCCTGTGATGACTCCGCTCGTCGTGAGGCTCGTCAGAGTTCCAACCGATGTGATCGTCGGTTGCGCAGCCGTTGTCACCGTGCCTGCGGTCGTTGCGCTTGTTGCAGTCGTTGCAGTCGTCGCACTTGTTGCCGTTGCTGCGTTACCTGTCACGCTTCCAACGATTGGATTTGTAACGGTCAAGCCTGTCAGCGTTCCGACCGATGTGATCGTCGGTTGCGCAGCGGTCGTGACTGTTGCAGCGGTGAGTGCACTTGTTGCAGTCGTCGCAGTCGTTGCAGTCAATGCAGAGTTTGCGCTTGTTGCAACAGTTGCACTCGCTGCGTTGCCCGTGATACTGCCAGTGATCGTATTTGTGACCGTCAAAAATTCAAGCGTGCCGACAGATGTTAAACTTGATGTGACGACATTGGCTGCAAGCGTTGCGCCAGTCAATGTGCCTGCGGCTGCTGCGCCGCCGCCACCAGTTCCGTCCTCGCCCTTGATGCCACGGATGCCTTGCGCACCACGAGACACGAGCAACTCCCAACCGAAGCCAACTGGTGGTGCTTGATTGGTTGCAGCGACGCAGACATACGCAGAGCCACTCACGCCCACGACATCGCCGATGTCGTACTCGAGATCGTTGCGATATGTGCCACGCCAGATCATCCCCGCCTCGCCTTTTTCGCCTTGCGGACCGACTGCGCCGATCTCACCCTTGAGTCCGTCGAGTCCCTTTGCGCCGTGCAGTCCGTCAGCACCACGCAGACCATCGATGCCGTTCATGCCGTTGATGCCGTCCGCACCACGCAGACCGTCGATGCCGTCCTTGCCTGTGTCCCCTGGTGTGCCTTTCGCCTTCGCCAGCGCAATCATGTTGCGGATGGCGATCACTCGAGGATCTTTGCGCCGCAACTTGGACACGGCCGCCTTGATCTTTTCTTTGTCGGTCACGCCTCGTCTCCGAGTGCTTCAGTCAGCATCGTGACGATCTCATCGAGTGACTTCGTGCGGTCCTTCATCGCGTCGAGTTCGGCTTGCAACGCCTCGATCTTTGGTTGTTGCTGCACTGCGTCCCACGCCTTCGCCTCCATCGCTGCGATCTTGACTCGTGCGCTCGCCATTTTTTCCTGCCGTGCACTTTCGTACTCGATCAGCGCATCGTCGAACGACTTGCCACCGCACATCGATATCGCAATCGCCACGGCTTGATCCTGCGCATAGCCCTCGCCGATGAGCGTCGAGATCTTGTCGCCGACACAGTCGACCGCCTTGGATTTGACATCGCTTGCGCCTGCGAGTTCCTCCGCCTTGCGTGCAGCCCACGCTGCGCCTGCGCCCTCAGGGTTGTTCGGATCTCCGCCCCACAACATCCAAGCGATTGCACCTGCGCTTGGATATCCCTCGTCGCCTGATCGTGCGCCGACTGCATCGAGATCCACACGGTGACGAGCAAAGAAACTGTTCATGCGTCCGATCGTGTCAGGCGAAAGCGAGACCATGTTGCCGATGTCTCGTGCTCGTGCAACGCCGACGGCAGTCCCGCCACGCCCGAACTCCTCACGATACTTGAGCCCACGGAGTGCGAGCGTCGCCATCTCGTCAGTCGGTGTAGTGTCGACATCAGACAACGCCTTTGCTGCAGGCTGTTCAACCTCTGCAGTCGGTGGCAACTGCGCAGGCTCTTCGACTGGTGCAGGTGCAGGTGCTGCGTATGACGGCATCGGAGCAGGTGCGCCGAACGGCGAGACTGGTGGCACTCCACCAAGTGGCAAGCCGTTGACATGCAGCATGTCGGCGTGCGGTGTCTCGAGTGCTTCGTAGCCTTCTTCGAGTCGTGCTTCGTTGGGTGTGCGCCATCCGCCCGCAACTGCAACCGATCGCTCGGCAGAGTCTGCAACTCGGTTCTCGGGAACGGGATTGTCGTACGCCAAGTACGCATCCTCGTGGATGCCGAACAACGGAAGCAGTCGACTGTTCAGCGTCTCTTCGTCCATGCGGCAGATCGGTGCGATCGTTGTCTCACGCCACATCGAGTAGCCCGCCTGCGCCGATGCGAGGTTCGGATCGTTTGCCTTGAGCATCGAGACTGGAACGCCGAAGCACGCAGAGATCTCCTCAACGATGTCATCACGACCAGTCAGATCCTTGCTTGGGAAATTCAGCGGCATCAGTTGGATGTCGCCGCTGATCGTGACCATGCGACCACTCTTGCGAGTTCCCTGGTGCAGCGACCTCATCGACTCCTCGAACCGCCGCATCGACGCTTCGCTTGCGCCACCCTTTACGATCGCTGCATAGTCGGGTCGGCTCATGTTTTCGAGGAACGACAGATCCTGAATGTGCGCTGCTTGCGATTGTTGGATCGCACCGTACGCAGCCTCCACCTTGCCGAGCCCGTAGTAAAGATTGCGTGGGTTGGGTCGCTTGAAGTGGATGATCTCGTCGAGTTCAAACCGCTGCATCGAGTTTCGATCCGTGCCGTACAGATACGCCTCGACCAGTTGAGTCTTGCCGGGCAGGATCGTGACATTCTGCGCAGGCACGGTGAACAGTTCGCATGGCACGCCGAGAGCCTTGTCAGTCACGACATGCAGATACGCATTGCCGCACAACTCCATGTAGAGCATGCGCATCACGCTCTGCGAGAAGCCGTCCTCGTACTGGTTCGCCTTGCGAAGCAACTCGAGGATCGGATGCGCATCAACGACCTCCTCGAAATCGCCTGCAGTTGCTGCCGACTTCATCACGCTCGGCGATGGCTTGCGCTCACTGTCTCCGAGTAGATACGCCTTGCGAGATCGAGACACCTTGCGAGTGCGCCAGAACTTTTGCGGTCCTTGCGCATCTGCACGAACATATAAACGCAGAGGCACACTCGATGCGGCCTGCGCATTGAGCATTGCCGCTGCGTACACCCAAGATTCAAATGAGAGCACGCTCCGCTGCATTGAAAATGGTGGCAACTTGCCACGCCCTGCAGCATTGTCGAGAATCGAGATGGATGATTGAACAAACTTTGAATCGTCGTAGACCGCTTTGGTCGTCAGGTCGGGTCGTCGTCGTCGGAAGAAGTCTAGTAGTGCCATCAAATTATCCTTACTTCGAGCGTGTTTCGTGCGGTCGTACCCAACAAGCGAACGGCGAGAGCGAGTGCGCACACGCCGTCATCGTGTACGCCCGATGGTGCACTGTACTTGACTCCGCTGCGAGAGTACTCAAATTCAAACGCCTCCAACTCATCACGCAGCCAACCATCACAGAATCCTATGCCACCACTTTGAATTCGAGCGGCGAGCCCTTCCATGATCTGCTGCTTGCTCTGCGATG